CCGTGACGTTTACGGGTATTATAATACCTCAGTCACGGGTGCTTGGCCAAAAATGGCGTTACTGGCGCGGCTGCGCCATGCCTGCAATTGTGCGCAGTTTGTCTTGCTCTGCTTTGACGGTTGCGACATCAACCGCAGCGCCATATTTTCCATAGGCGTTTGCGGCATCTACCATTAAATCTTGCGCCATTTGATCGCGCGCTAAATCGTCAGCGGCGGCGGCTTTTTGCGCATCAAGTTGCAGTTTTGCCATGTCAGACTGCATTTTGACCTGCGCCTTCATTTGTTCAGCTTGCAAGAATGCGGCGTTCGGATCTTGCTGCTGTTGCGCCATTGCGGCTTGCTGCTGTTGTTGCATTTGCAACATCTGCTGTTCAATTTCTGGCGACATCGGCGCAAAGTATCTGTCAGAATTTCTGACGCCAGATGCCGAAAGTAAATCTGACAATGTGTTGCGTATGTTGGTTAGGCTGACAATGCCGTTGGCCGCGCCATATTGCTGATAGATTGTTGTCTGGATTTGCAGCGCCTGCTGAAGTGCAGCCGCCTTTTCATCTTTGCGGCCAGTGCCAAGCCCGACATTAATTTGGACATCCATGCTTATGTCCCAGACTTTTGGATCAACTGGCACAAATTGGCCATTGAGCCGCATCATTTGCTCCTCGTCCATATTCTTATGGACAATGCGCAACATCAGCCCAAACAGATCGCGCACGCCGCTCGCAAGGTTGCGCGTCATAACTTCAACACTGCCCTGCGCAGCTTCAACTGTGGCGTCTACGCCTGATTTCGTCGTGCTTTGAAGCGCGTCGGCATTCAGCGCCACATTTTGGCTAACGCCTGTCTTTGTTTCCACGAGCTGATCCATGTAAGTCAGCGCCGACAGCGTTTGGCCTGCCGTAAACGGGGTTGTGAGCGGCACGACTGCATTTGGCGAGCGCATGCGCACGATTGCGCCAATCTCGTTATTTAAAACGTCTGACATTTCTGCTTGCCCGGTGACGACACCAAGTCGGGGATTGTTGACCATTGCCACGTTATCCAAGATTCCGCGCAGAATTGCCGTTGCTGCATCCTGATCGTCGCAAACCAAGCTAGCGAGACTGTTGCCATAAAATGTATGAGGCTCCGGGTCATGCTCAAGCACGCAGAAGCAAATCTCATCGGCTGGCTCATAATCTAGCAGCTCATACTTAGTGCCGCCGAGCAGAAACTTGTGCAACACTGGATAGCCAGTGCCTTCAGTATCCATGCGCATGTAAGCCTCTGTAACTGTGACTGGCTTCATTGACTTGTCTAGCTCGTCACTGTCGGAGCTGTCGTTGTCATATCCCTGACGCTCGTAAACTTCAGCCTCAGTCATTTCAGAGCCGCTGTCCAAGCTGTCGAGCTTGTAGACAATCTCTGGGTCTATGCCCATGCTGATTAAATCGCCAGCGCGCATTTCAGTGCGGTGAGCAGAAATATAGGCATCTTTTAAATCGCGTGCGTCACGGTTTACAAAAAATTCCTCTGGCGGCACGCTTTCGATGCAAAGTTTGCCTTTCATAGATTGCCGACTAATTTTTACGGCGTGTATGGGCATTTCCATTTCAGCGCCAAACTCGTTCATCTCAATCGACATCTCAACAGTATGCTCAAGCACTTGCACGTCGTCGTCACTCACCAGGAGAGTGTACTCGTCGTCTGACAAATCTGTAAATGTGTAGATTTTGCTTTCGGGGTAATCGCGGTAATACGCCTTTAGCACGCCTTGGCCTTTAACCAAGCTGTCGTGAAATGCGTCTGACAATAGCTTGAAACCGTCCAAGCGCTCAAACTCATGGGCGACGAAAGCTGACGCTTGTTCAGCCATTGCAACATCTTCTGGCCCACGCGGCACAAACTCCACCGGGCGAGTAGATGACATGTACACACGCATTAGGCTTGGTTTGACGGCGCGGATGACGTCACGCACTTTTGAGCTTACTACTTTTGAGCGTCCATCTTCGTGGCCTATGTCCACGCGGCCATCCATATAGCGCTGATACTTTAAGCGGTCATTGCTTATTTCGCTTTCAACAAAGTCCACGGCCTCGGCCATCGCATTTTGGACAATCCCAGCAATCTCGTCGTCGGTCATTGGTTTAGGTTGCATGTGCTGTCCTTCTTATTCCTGTCCAACTGTAGAGCCGTAAGTCGTAACCCCGGCAGCGGTAAGGGCGTTTATAATTTTTTCGCGGCGCGTTGGGTTGTTCATTCTTGATACTTCATCAAATATTGCGCTGATAACTGCGTCACGTTTTGGCCCTTGCAGTGTCAATATTTCACCTACTTGGCGGTTTAAGTTGGATGTCTTTGACCCATATACAATCTCATTTATTAAAGCGTTTACGGGTTCATCAAATAGCTTTGATTTTGTCCTTTGTATCGGAGATGGCGCGTTCATTGTGCTTGGGTCGCGCAAGTCGCCCAGACTTTCAGCGCCTTCTCTGCGAAATTGCGTCATTGAACCTTTAAGAACGTCAGACTGTGTTTCAGAAAACATTTTTTCAGCAAACAAACGGCGAGTAACTTCTTGCGCCGCATCTTCGCCGACAATTAGCCTTAACTTTTCTGCATTCCAACCCTTTGCAAACTCGCCCCAAGCGGCGGCGGCATCATTGCGTGAAGTACCCATAAGCGCGCCGATATAATCGCGCGCACCCTTTTTGAATGCATCACGCTCAACATCAGACATTTGTGAAAGCATTTGCTCAAGCTGCTTGGGGTTAAGCGTACCTATACGCCCACCCGAAAACACCTTAATGCCGTCATCTATTGCCCTATCTATTTTTGAGCTTTCAGCAAAAGAGCTACGCGCTTGAGCATAGCCCGGAATTTGATCCAGCTTGTCATCAATAGATGTTAAAAATGGACGCATAGCTACAGCTACAGCTTTATCTCCCTTTCTGGAGCTTTTAAACATGACATCACTTAGCTCAGAGCGAATGTTGTGAAGCTTTTCAGCAGTTATCTGGCCGCTTTGACCAAGATCCTTTAGCAGCACGTTCATTTGCTTGCGCGATTTCTTACCGACTTGTGCGCCGTATAGAACCAAAGCGCTGCGCAGCGTGCCAATATCAAACATCTTGTCACTTTGAATAGCGGCCTCATACATAGGGCCAATCACGTTTGAGCGTTGGCCTTGCTGCAATAATTTTTCGTCCATCCCTGCATTTGGAACTTCAATTTCAGCAGTCATTACGCGCTCAACTCGGTTGCCCGCGCCCGCTGATCTGTCGCTTATATTTTTGCGTAAAACGTCAGATCCAGCGCCCTGCATTGTGGCAAGCGACATGGCTTGCCCTCTCGGGCTGCCGGGTATGTCGGCAATTATGCCATCTCCGCCAAGCTTAGATAAATATGCTTCAATCTCTTGACCTGAGACTTCAGCATTATCTACTGCCTTGCCAACCGTGCGAAGGGCAGAGCCGCTATAACCTTCCTTGCCGCCTCGTAAAATGTTTTTAAGCCCTCTGGTCGCGTTTTGGGCTATCGCGCCCGCTACGGGTGCTGTGCCGCCAATAACGCCACTTATTGAGGCGTCCACAGGTGAAATTTCGCTTGCTCGATTTGTAAAGCCACCTTGGCCATCAGCAAACTCTGGCAGCGCTGAAGCGCCAGCACCAGTAGCAACCCCGCCAAGGATTTGCTTACCTTTGCTTGCGTTCTGCATTAACCTCTGCGCTCCTGCCGCTGGAGCAAATACGCCAGCAATTTGACCTGCCGCGTCACCTTGAGCAAAATTGTCTGGGGCTATTAGCTTGGCCGCTTGATCTTTTTTACGGCTCAAATCTCTGTATTTTGCGTAAGCTTTGCGCGCTTTTTCAATGTCGCCGCTTTTAAAAAACTCGGTTGCCGCTTTATATGCGCCAGCAATTTCATCATTTAGGCGCAGTGTCACGCCAGATTGCAATCCACGATAAGACGCAATAGTTTCGCCAATCGCTTGCTCTGCTGGTTTTTTCTTTTCGCGCACTTCGTCTAAATACTTTTTACCGGGGCCAGTGATAGTACCTTCTTTTTCCATTGCCTCCAAAGTGCGGATAGCTCTTAAAATATTGTCAGCCTCGGCATATGTTTGCTCTGCGCCCATTTAATTACTCCCCGGCAACGGCAAGCCTAAAGTCTCATAAGCGTTAATTTGATCTTGCGTAAACTCTTTTCCTTTTGTCGGCGTAATATTATTTCCCTTAATAAACGCCATAACTGGAGCTAGTGGGTCGGGAAGCTGGTTCATGGCTTCTTTAGCCATTTGAGGCGTGTATTCTGGATCATATAACGCCCTGTCAGCAAGTTTTCCGACTTCTACATTATATTGAGCTATTGCCTTCATGCTTTGAATGATAAGCTGATTGCCGCCCGGTGAGGTAGATATTGACGGCAGTGAGCTTTTATAAAGCGTTAAGTCTGCATCCGACATCGTGCCAGAACCCGGCGCACGTTGCTGTGGAACAAGCTGGGCAATAATAGCTTGCGCCGCTGCCGCTGGTTCTGACCTTGTGTCAATATTAAAAGTGTCTTTGGCCCATTGCTGTAAGCCTGCCCCAAAGCCAGTATCGGATTGCTGTAATAATTGCTCTAAAACTTGCGTTTGCCCCAAAGCCACTTTTGACGACTGACCAGAGGCTGACAAATCTGAAAATAAAGTGGCCAGCCTTTTTTGACCTTCCTTCGCAAAAGGCGCAAGCTCGTTGTTTGACATGTCAATGCTAGTGCCAGAGCTTGCAAACTTTAAGGCTTCAGCTTCAGGAAGATTAAGCACTTCTTTTGCATATTTATAATTCTGTATCTTTGATGATTGCTTTGGCGTTGACATCCTAGCCTGCATTAGCGCTGACGTAACGGCAGACCCGTCTATATTTCCCGCTTCCATCATGTCGGCAACGTCGCCCATTCCGTTAGCGCGCAAGTATGCCGCTGTGGCATTATTCGTCTTTTGTTTGACCCTCTGCTGACCCTGCGCGCGAATGGATTCACCGCCGCGCATGCTTGGCATTATCAACGGATCTAGCGCAGCCGCAAACTGTTGTGCCTTGGTCAGCCCCGTTGACGGGTTTTGGTTTTTGAAAAAGCCAAGCAAGCCGTTTTGCTGAGTTTGTGGACGTTGCTGCATTGGCTGCACCTTTCCGTTTGTGTTTTGTTGTGGCTGCATGTTGAGCGCGCCGCGAATGCCGGGCGCTGCTAGAGGCTGTGTTTGAGCCTGATAGCCTTGCCACGCGCCAGTGCCTTGCGTTTTATATATCCACCGACCAATCCTGTCTTGCGTGGCCTTGTCAAAAATTTGATCGCCAGAAATGTTAAGAGCTTTGACAGCATCTTTTAGCGTCGTGCCGACAACTTGATACGCGCCGATTGGTGTTGAAAGAACGCCCTCTGGGTTGGTCTTTTTGACGTAACGCCCATAATCGCCGCCGGGGTTAGTAAAATCTACAAGCTGGTCAATTGTCATTTTAGTGACATCGGTGTTTTGAAACAAGCCGCCGGGTCTATTCTGGTAGTTATACAGCGCGCTGTAATCGCCGCCGCTTTCGCCGCCGAATATTCCTCGCTGTACTGTGGCCCAATCAAGCATCTTGATTACCTTGCTCGTTATAGTTTGGCGTCATTATCTCGGCATGCCCGCCAAAACTTGGAAGTAGTTAAACAGGCCGGGGCTTTGCGAGTCTGTTGTAGTACCTTGGCCCATGTTAGCGCCGCCCAGAGCTGCAAGCGGAGCAGCGAGCGATTGCGCTGGCGCGGCGGCATAGCCTGCAAACTGGTTTTTTGCGCCGTCAAAGATGCTTTGCTGCAATGCTTGCTGCATTAATCCTTGCTGCATTTGCTGCTGATTTATCGCTTGGCCAGTGTTGAAAGCTTGATTGCCTAAACCGCCAAGCTGGTTGGCAAAGCCAGCGCGCGCGCCTCGGTCAGCCATTGCCGCATTTAGTGCTTGCCCGTATCCAGCCTGTCGCTGGTTTGCGGCAATGTCGCCAGCCATGCGGCCATATTCGCCAGCCATGACGCCCTGCGCTACGCCGTGGCGCGAGCCGCCGAATGCGTTGGCTGTGTTGGCCTGTGCTGCAAGATTGTTGCTTGCCATTTGGCGTTGCCGCTCAATGTCAGCGCCCGTTTGATCTATGACGCTTGTCGTGTAGGGGTTCATGTAAGCGCCGACTTGGAGCGGCGCGTTCATAGCTGCTTGCGTGCCGCCTATAGCATTTTGTAAAGAGTTTGCCGCCGCCGTGTTGACGTTGAATTGCTGTGGTTGAGCTGCGCCGCCTTGCTGCATTGGCATGGCTGCGTTAACTGGATTGCCTGCGCCTGACATTATGCGGCTCCTTTTGCTTTTACAATTTTTTGCATATCAGCCAAAAGCCCTGGAGATATGCCTGTTTTTTCTTGATAGCGCTCGCTCATTAGCGTGCCTGATTTAGTTGCAAATGAGTCAGCATATTTGCCCAAGCTGCCGTCAGCTTTGGCGTTTTCAAGAGCTGTTCTGATCGCTTTCCCGTCGCTTGGCAGTGCAACTTGGCTAATCGTTGCTGCTTCTGCTGCTTCAGTCGTTGTCAAATCGCCGTGTGCGGCAAAAAACTCGCCTGCTGCTTGCGACGAGCCGCTTACAATTACGCCGCTGTCAATTATGTCTTGAGTGTCAAACTGATTTTGCAGCGCCATAATATTTTGCTGTGCGCGGTCATTCCCGTCCGAGGTTGGTAGTGGTGCAGGCGTACCGCCACCTAACAGGCCGCCCATTGTGAAGATACTGTTGGCTATGTTGTTGGCTATTATGTTTGCATTTGGGTCTATGCCAGATAAAACTTTTTCACCCGTAATCGGGTCTATATAAGAGGTGACTCCATCGCTTGTTGGTGGAAGATATGCATTAACGCCGTTTGCATCTAACATTTCTGGCGTAATCATCGTGCCTGTCATCATGCCGGGATTGTCTTTTGAGGAATTTTGCGAAAGGTTGTATTGGTAGTCGTAAACATCTTGAAAGGCGTTGTTGTAGCCTTTGCCACTTGGGTTGTTTGCCAACATATCTTGAGCCAAGAAAATTTCAGTGCTTGGGTCTGGTATTGCGTCAACGGCGGCATTGTATGCGGCAGTTAGCTCTGGATCAGGATTAGCATTTAATCCAAGCACAGTATCTCTTGGCAGAACCTCGCCCGTAACTGGATCAGTGTAAACGCCAGAATCCACAATGAAGCCGTCGCCTAATGTTGCATTTCCTTTAACTGTGCCGTTAGCATTCAACTCAGCCAACAGCGCATCTAGCTGCGCTGAACCAGATTTCGGTATAGAGCCAAACGTAGCTGTAGTGCCGTTTAAGCCCGACCCTGCGTGTTGGCCTACAAATTTATCGTAATTTGTCGTGTTGCCGTTTAAGCCCGACCCTGCGTGTTGGCCTACAAATTTATCGTAATTTGTCGTGTTGCCGTTTAAGCCCGACTTATCAAATACTGACTGGCTTTGGCTGTTTGAATTATTTGCTAAGGTTGCGGCAACCTCTTGAATGGCTGCTGTTGTGTCGGTGTCTGACGCTACGCCAGAATTATCAACTGGATTAAACGTGGATGCCGCGCCTGTATAAGGGTCTATGAACATGGCATCATACGCCGCTGCTTGACCGGGGCGAGCTGCTCTAAAATCTGCAACTGCGCTGTCAAAAAGCGGAATACTTGAGTAGCCTTGCGAGCCGTCTGAAAACGTCGTTGGCGCAGGCATGCCATTGCCAAGACTGCTCTGCATGCCAAAGGCATTAGCTGCCGCGTTGGTGTTCGCAAAAGCATCGTTTTGCATAGGGCTGAAAGCTGCAAACCTGTCAGCATAATTCGGCTGAAATCCGAGCGTGCTGATCTGGTTGCCGCGCCCTAAGTTATCTTTCGCGGCATTTTCCATCCACTCAGGGATTTCTACTTTTGTTGACGTCGATCCACCGCCTGCCATTATGCTAATTCCTTCATATAACTTACGTGCAGCATCTTTGCACCGAATTGTTCCAGCGGTTTTGCCCAGCCGCGCCGACCGTGCATTGTCAGCGCTGTGCAGCCTTGAGCCTTCGCCCATTTTAGCACGTCTTTGTTCATTTCCAAAAGTTGCGGGAGTTCGCCGCCGCCAAGAAATATGTTCAAAACTTTGCGGCGAGGGTAGCTTATTATTTCAGTTATTAAGCACCCTTTTGGCGCTGGCCAAAGCTGCATTTTACCGCTCTTGCAGCCGTCAACTATGTCCTCAAAATTGTGCGTCTTGCCAGAATATTCCAGCGCCGCTTCAATCCACTTTCTGCATCTTTCCAGTTGCTCCATCACCACGATCCACCCGTCATAGAAACGCGCTTCCAGATGTGAGCAGATCCATCATGCGCGCCAACACAAACGTAAATGTAGGACGTATCCCAAGCTATCATGCCTGTCAGATCGCCAGCCGCGCCAACGCTGGATGCTGGAGCTGTCTCACGTACCACCAGCGCTTTAAACGTGTTTGCCTTGCTTACGATTGGGTAGCCAAATTCTTTATCATAAAGTAGCACGCCGTCCTCGGCGGCGCTTGCACCCGGCTGCTTGGCGTCGAGCTGGTTTAACGCGCGCCCAAGAAAGCGTCGCAAGTTTTCAGCCCACAGCGAAAGATCTGGCGTGATTGGCGGCAATACTCTCATCGCCGCCCGCCAGCTCTTGCGTCAAGTCGCATTATTCCAACGCGCCAATCTGCCGACGAACCTTCAACGCGCATGCGAACTTGACGGCCTTGAAAGCGCACGCTGGTCGGGTTTGACATGTTAAAAGGGCCATGCGTTGTTTCTGCTGCGTTGGGGTAAAAGCGCGTTTTAAACTTTGCTGTCACGTCGCCCTGCGTTTTTTCGTCAGGTATCATTTCAACGATTTGCATCACGTTGTCTCCGTTGCCGATACTGATTGGCCCGGTTTCAGCAAACGGCGTTGACGTATCGTAATTTGTGCCAGTTTCGTGTTCGTATAAAACGCCAGTTGTGCCGATATACATTGGCTGACGAAACACGCCACGATCAACGCCAGCCGTGCGAGCAAGATTACCCGTTAGCCATACGTTTTCGGCGTAATCATAGGCCACATATCTGTCGCATTCTGTTGAATTGTTGCTTGGGTAGAACCACCAGATTTCATTCCATTCGCTGTTGACGACGGCGCTGACTTTGCTTCTCTGATCTGCGTTCATGTCTGAAAAAACGTAGTCGCCAACTTCGCACGGTAGCGTCTGCACAGCACCGCCAGCGTAAACGTGAAAGCTGCGCTGGCCCATCCAAAATACGCCAGCGTCTACGCTGACCGCTGCATTAGCTGCAATGAGGCCGCATGATGTGCCGACGCGCTCAATTCCAAACACAAATGGCAAACCTTGGAATGTCATCGCGTGGGCATCTTCAGTTGTCAGAATAAGCGATTGGCCCCTTGTGCGTAACCCTTTTAAAATCGTGCCGTTTGTTTGAATGTTTAGATCGCCTGCTTGGTTTGTTGCCGCCGCTGTCCAAAGGTTGTTGTTTTCCTGGTCAGACCATTGCACCTTGCGCGGATCGCCGCCTGCGCCAAAGCAAACGACAAAGCGTTCCTCTGTCACCATAAAGCCAGTGCACGAAGTTGGCGCATTGCTAAGAAGCGCTGCGTCAGTGCTTGCGCTTAGTTGCCATTCGTAAAGCTTGCCGTCATCGCTAGACATAGCCAGCAAATATTGGCCCCAATTTTCCAAGCTCCACGTTGTTGCTGGAAGAATGTTGCTGCTGTCTTGTCTTGGCGTTCCAAATGTTTCTTGCCCGTACAAACCGCTGCCGTAGGCCGTTGCTGCTGTTGCGTCTACTCTTCCTGTTGTTAAGGCGTTTGGCGTGTTATCAGAAACAACCCCATTTGACGTAATTGTGTGCAGCTTGTTGTGCGTACCGATTGCAATGTGCCTGTCTCGGTTGTTGCCTTCCCAAGCCAGCATTCCGCGAGCCACGCCAGATATGTTGACACTTTGACGCTGACGCCAGCCGCCGACAGGCCGCAAGCTGTCCTCATGCCATCTGACAAGATCAACGTCGCGCCAACGACCAGCCGACATAAGGTCAGTGCCGTTTCTGTAAGCGCCCTTTGGAATGGCTAAAGGTACAAGAGGCATTCAGTAATCCTACGGTTTTGTCGGCCATGAAATCGTATTTGGAAATTCCGCTTGTTGCGGCACTTCACGAAGCTGTTGGCGGTAGGTTGTCATTGCGCTTGAAAGTGTTGCGTCGGATAGCGCGAGGTAATCGGTTTCGGCGAGAAGGGCGTCGCGTTTGGCGCGTTCTGTTGTGGCAAGTGCTGCATCATATGCTGCTGTTTCGTCGGCGCTTTTTGCGCTGACAGTCCAGCCTGTTGTCCAAGCTCCGTCAACTAAAGTTGGCGCTGCGTTTTGGCTGCAAGTGTGCGTTCTTTCTGTATAGCTCGGTTGCTCCAAATATGTGACAGTTTCAACGCCATGCTCTTGCAAGATAGCCGTTGGTATTTCTCGCGGAAACGAAATGTTTGGATTATCGCGGCGTAATTGTCCAATCGTGTATGGATATTGATTGACTGATCCGCTTGTAATTTTAACGTACATTTTTAACCCTCTGCTTTAATTGCAATGTAAATATAGGTTCGCCCACTGCCGTTGATATGACCGCCACTGTCTTTCGGTTGCCAACCATTTGAGAGGAAGTTTACTCGCTGAGTGTTAAGCTCGGCATCAGAAAGGTTCGGACGTAAAACCTTATCGTCTCCATTAGTTGTCACGCCTCGAACTGAATCTATAATTTCCCAATTTTCGGTTGCTGTAGCGCACTTGTAAAAAATGAATTGCGGTTGGAAGCCTACATCAACAACTGGCCCTGTTGAGCTTCCGTTTCCTGTGTAGGAACCGCACTGAACTATGGAATCATCGCCTGTTTCGTGAGCGAAAATGTAGGCTACATATTTCCACCCTAGATTGTTGTAGTTTCCGTTGACTTTACTGCTGTTTCCAAGCGTAAATTTGTTTGACGTTGGGGCAACATTGTTAAATTGTTTTTCTGTGTCATTATCAGATTGTCTTGCGCCAGCTGCGTTTAAACTAAGGAAATAGTTTTCTGGCGAAGATGAATCTACGCCACGGTGATAAACAACCCAATCTCTTGTTGCTACATTCAACAACTTTATGAGTATCATTCCTACTTCACAGTCTAGGTTGTGGGCAATTTCACGCCCGGCAACGCCGTTGCCGTCCCAAGTTTGAATGTCAAAAAATTTAGGGGCCTTGCGAAAACTCCAAGAGCAAAATGTACCAGTATTATAATTATACCCACTGTCATTTCCTAAAGAAAATCCAGTAGATGTAAATGCAGTAAGCCCGTTTACTTCTGTCGCTTCAGAGTCAGTGCTGTGTGATCGTAACCTTTTAGTAGCTCCTCTAGCCGTGTCTATCAAGGCGCTTTCACCGCCTCCAGCGTTGTCTCTTGTTTTCAACCAAGTCAAACCGCCCTCACCAGACATGTCTAAGCCATTTACGATATTTTGACTGCTTCCTGTCCCTGTATAAACCGTCGTCGAAAACACCTGATCTACTGTGAGGCCGCCACCAGCCGCGCCAGCCGCGCCACCTAAAAGTTTGCTTGCGCTAGTCATTATGCAAGCGCCTGTCCAGCGGTGAAGCCATACCAATTTGCGCCGTCATATATGAACACAAAATAATCCACGCCGTCATTTGTTGCCGTGAGCGTTGGCGCTGCACCACCAGGCCATTTGACGCTAGGCCAAGTAATTGTACGCGCTGTTGAGCCTTGTATGACCTTTAGCGTGAATGCTGACACGTTGCCTGTCGCCGCTGGATTGCTAAAAGTATATGTGACGTTTTCGGTCAAATCGTGGACAAAGTTTGTACCGTCGCGCATGTTGAGCGTTGCCGCATTGCTGGATGACGTAATCGTTACGCTGTCCTCTGTTATGCCACCAGAAAATGTTACGACGTTGTTTGCATCTGAGGTTACGACCTTGCTGGCTTGGCTCGTGCCTAGAGTTGTTACATCCAAGTAAGCAAATTCTGCATTTGTCACGCCGCCCAATAAAGTTGAAAGCGTATCCCAATTACCATTCAAATAGCCGCCCCAAGCATCCTCATCGCCGTTTATGGCTGGCTTGTTAAAGCTGTAGTGTGTTGTTTGAGTAGCCATTATGCAGCCCTTCCTAGTAGATCAGATGTTGTCCAATTTGTGTTAGCCGCGCTTGCTTCAGTCCAAGTGGTGCTGGCCGCGCTTGCTTCAGCCCACTTAATTTCGCCGCTTGCTGTCATTGCGCTGACCGCTGACGTTGACGCTACGTTGGCCTCAACAGTGGCGCTTGCAGTTGACGTAAATGTTGACGTTGTAACAATGGTTGCCGCGCCAACAATGTCTGACACTGCGCTGGCAGTAGTAACGCTTGATGTTGCCGTGATGCTGGCCGACGCAATCGCCACGACTTGAGCCGCCGACGTGACGCTTGAAGTGCAGGCGATTGTTGCTGTGCCGCTTTCAACGGATTGGTTAGCGCCGTATTTGAACGTGCCATATAGCCCTTGACCGTAGCCCTCGCGGTAGCCTGACGTTGTGCTGTATGAAACAGCGCTTGCTGACGCGCTAGAGGTGCAGGCAATCGTAGCAGCGCCAGAGAAAACTTGGATGTTTACGCCGTAAGCGTATGTGCCGTATAAGCCCTTGCCATAGCCTGCCCGAAAGCCTTGCTCGACGTTGTAGCTAAGTGCTGTCGCGCTGGCAGAAGATGTGCAAGCAATGGTTGCAGCGCCGTCTTTGTAGTAAACAATAATTTCACCGCTTGCAGAAACGCTTGACGTGCAAGCAATTGTGGCAGAGGCATTGCGAATGCCATCGTCAACGCCTGCTGATCCTAGAGCGGCTGCTGATATGGGGGAAAAACCTAGCATTTGTTAGCCCTTTAGCGCCGCTGTTGGCGTTGAGGCTGTTCGCGCAAGCCCTTTCGTGACGCGCACGTCACTGAGAAAGCCAGCCCAGCCAGAACCGCCGCCAACATCTGCGCCGACAACGCAGCCGTCGTGTGAGTAGTTTACACTGTCCGAGTAGTTATTTCCAACTTGAACCGAGTTTTTATAAAGCTTGCTGACATTGGATGCGCGTGTCATCTGAACAAAAACCCAAGCGTTTGCGGTCAGCGCGGTATTGTCGGCTATTCTACTTGAGCCAGAATACATCTCTAAATAGCCGCTTGAGTTTGTTCGGATCATAACGCCATCGGATGCACTCGTTGTGCTGCGCGTGTCCAAAATTACATTGCTACCTGATCCTGTCCAATATACCCACGCCTCTAATGTTAGATCGCCAGTACCAAAATTGTAATTTGTGCTGTCTGTGCTGACGGCATAATCGCCTGATCCATCCAGCGCCAAGCTTGCCGCCGCAAATTTAGTTTGAGAGGTTGAGCCAGTGGCGTTGCCTTTTAAAGCCAGATTTGAACTTTGAGATTTATCAAAGACTTTGGACTCAAGTAATTTTAAGTGTATTTTTGAATTGCTGTCGGTAGACATTGGAGCAGTTGGTATTGTGCTTTCGGTGGCAGTTCCACCATTTACGATTTGAAAGTCTGAGATATAACCATGAAAATAAGCCTCTGGAACCCCAGAATTGTTTGCACCCGACCCAATAATTAACGGCCTGTTTGCTCCGTGAGTTCCAAGTGCCGTGTTGCTGGAGCTTATCCAAGTTTCACCGTTGAGCTTCGTGGTGGTAGGGGATATTTCGACATAGTACCACTGGTTATAGCTAATTAATTTTGATGAAAATATATTGTTTGTAAGTCCACTAGAGTTCCTTGTTAGCAAGCGCACCGTTTTATCCGCTTGGATGCCGAAAGACCAACTGCCAGCAGTGTTATCGTATCTTTGGACAGCTTTATTATATCCTGTTACGCTGATTGGATACATCCAAAATTTGATCGTAAAGTTATTATATACTAAATCAAAGTCTGTACTGTTTGGAGTGGTAAGAGAGTTTGTTCCATCGAAGTAAACGCTGCCAGAATCCGTTGCTGCGTTCTGTGTCGTGTTATCATAAGGGCTAGATGGGACTACTTTAGGATCACCTGAGACAGTAATTGTTTTTGGGGTAACTTGGGTGTTTGCATCTGCTATGTAGGGTAAGAAGCAAGCTAATAATTTTGTGTTGGAAGTTGCTGTCAGTGGTTCAGTAGGTGGGGTAAAATTAGATGTATAGACCGCTGTCCCTTTGACTACTCTAAGATTTGATATTTTTCCATTATGTAAATAGCTGCTGTCGTAATAGCCGCCAATTACCATATTCGTATGGGCGTAATTAGTCGTATCAGATTGAGATATTATTTCTGTTCCATCACAGTATAATTTTGATACGTTAGATGATCGAACATAGGCCACATGAAACCAAGTTTTAGCAGTTATTGGAGCCGAAGCAGTGGGTGAATTTCCTGCACCATATATTTGCAGTACACTATTTTGATAACCCAGAGCTATTGTATTTGTATAATTTGAACTTTGCAAACCGCTTGATGAGTTGGATATTTGCCAGATTCCTTTATGCGTTAAGGCATCCTTAGTAACCCAACATTCAACAGTAAAGTCTCCAGTTCCGAAAGAAAAATCTGAACTTGTTGAAGTTGAAAGATAATCCCCCGTTGCGTCAAACTCTGCAGCATAACCGCCTTGTCGATATGGGGAAAACGACCCTTGGGCTGGGTCGGAATTGGGTGTAATAGTATGGGGTGTAGTCGGGCTACTATCCGTGAAAGTGGAATTATCACCAGCCGCATTAGCTGACATAAGAAGAGCAGTGTATCGGCTGTTCGGTATAGTAAAAGCTAAAGAAAATGAGCAAATCGTGTTGGCTATGTTTGTTCCATCTGTCACATAAAAAGTCAGGCTAAAACTTGTTGCCACGCTATTGCTTGGGTTAATCCTAAAGTGGGAGTTTGTGCTTGCATTGCTTGACCCAGCAACGGCATTGCCTGATGATGCATATGTGCCGTTAGACGTTGCAGAAGTTGTAACAGTTGTGCCTGATCCAACGGTGCCTGTCGAAACAGTGTAATAATAATTTAAGGCTTGTCCAGCATCACTATCTGAGGCTGAAATACTAATCGTTGTGGGATTTGGACTACCATCTAGTTCAAAAGCTGTGCCAGTTGATGGGCTGGATATTGTTGGGCTGGCGTTTGTTATGCTGGCAAGAAGGTAGAATCCCGTTGAGGATGCATCGCCCATTTTGACATAGAGCTTGTTTGCGCCCGTATCGTAGTGAAGCGAACCCTCAGTAACCGCGCTTGAGGCATCTGCGGCTAGCATAGCCGACTGCGAAGCGTATACAGTTACGCCTGTCCCAACAGGTTGAGCGCCCGTATTAACGCTATTTCCCATATTGCTATGGCTTGAGCATTTGTACCACAATGCAGGCGCGTCTTGCTCAAGTTTTACCTCAGTGTAAGCGCCTTTTGACCCCGGTGTGCCAACTGTGCGAATTCCCGTTGAATAGGTGCTGCCATCAGCGCTTCCAGATGCCAAAACAAGAGGATGACTAGAGTTGGTACTGTCAGACTGATCTAGCCTGTAAGTGATGCTTGGAAGCAGCGTAATGATTTGCTGGCTTGTGCCATCAATGACAAACTTACCGGCTGCAACCGTTACAGTTATTTCTTGCGCAAAGTCTGAATCAGCCGCCGTGATGAATACGTTGTGCGTACCAGCCGCTAGAGTTATCCGATTGTTTGAATTGCTTGAGAGTTGCACGTCTGCGTCAGCGCGAGAAAGCACTGTGCCAGAGGCCGTATACGAGCCTTCACCAATCTCAAAATCAGTGCCGTTTTCTGCTTCAATGCAGTAGCGCACGACATCGCCGTTGACAACGCCAGCCGCCGCAAACGTAACAAAGCCGTCAGCCGCGCTTCCAAGCGTTAGGTTGCCCGTGCCAGCCGTCGTTGTTGTCATTTTTGCGCGGTTGAAAAGCTTGCTCATAAGGGCAATCCTAGTCTAGCGTGATGGTAAGGTTTGACGCTGGAATACGGAATGCGTCGCCGTCGTTAATGGTCTTGCTGGCTGACAATGCGCTATATGCAATCATGTTGCCCGACGTGCTGGCATCGAATATTGCAACGTGTGTGACTGTACCCCAATTGCCGCCAGAAGCTGCTGTAAACTCAACTGCGCCAGTGTTCGTCGCAGAGTTGCCAGAAATCGTAAACGCTACCGTCTTTCTTGCGTAGGCATTGCCGCTAATTTCGGTGCCGCCTGCTGCTTCGCCCGGCGCGCCAGTAAACAAGCCGATATACCAAGCTGTCGGGCGTGTGACGCTCGTTGCTGTAAGCGTGTAAGTTAGTAAGTGCGTTTCATGCGTGTTGGTGAAACTCATGCTTTTGTCTCCATATCGAGCGGTATTATGTTACCATGTGTCATCTATATTAGAAAGAAGTGACGCGCATGCGCAGCCCAGAGCCAGCGTTTCGCGTATTGTCGGAACTTGTTTGCATTGAAGCCAGCCCGGCGGCGTACATTGAACCCCAAACTTGCAAGCGCGCATCGTCAAGCAAATATGGCGCTGCCTGCATAAGCGCGCCGTATAGGTAAATGTCTGGCGCATCTGCCAGCACGAAGTTTGATGTATTGCTATCACTTAGCGCGGGTATCTTTGCGTAATACGTCAACTGCGCAGAATAAGCGGCATCTGGTGTTGGATAAAGTTCGATCTGGTTGCCAATGTGGGCGTATTGCTTGGGGCGTCCTGACGTGTTGCCGCTTTTTTCGCGCTGTGTCAGCATGGCGTCTAAGCTCACTAACTCAAGTCGATGCGTGTCGCCTGATGTTATACCAAAGCGCACAGTTTCAAGATGATCGCCGGGAAGCTGTATGAAGCGCGTGTCAATTGTTGCGTCGTCGCGGTCGATCATTTGCAAGTGCCGCAAATCCCGATTTAATGCCGCCTCAGTCAACGCAATGAAATCAGGAATAACGGAAGTTAAGTCATCCCGATTGAGCCAGCTCGCTATAGCGGTTTTTAACTCGGCGTAAGTGGTGATGCTCATTGGAGTAACCCTCTGTTTTCACGTTGTTGAGGTTGTTGGATAGCAAGCAAGCCTGCGAGCGGGTTGGCGTTGGCGTAAAAATCTTCCAACTCTGGCTGCGCAAAACCTTGCAGAATAGAGTTGGCACTGCGCGGATCTAAAATCTGGCGTTGTGTCGCTGTCTCCAGAGCGGCCTGCACGCGCTGAATAGGGGCGGCATTTATGTTTGCAGGGTCTACGCCGTTTTGGGCAAGTATGTCAGCCAGTTCGGGCTTGGCGCGAGCGTGCTGACTTAGTACAAGCGCGCCGACGCTGGCGTTGGCGTTGGCTGCTGACAAGTTGGACAAGTCAGAAAATTCTGGATCAAATCTAGCGAAACGCGAGCGGATGTTGGCGGGGTTAAACACTGCCGTGCTGTTGACCCAATCACGTTCTTCCAACTTAATTCCATCGTAACCTGAGTCTCGCGCTGAGTTAATTGCATTAAAGTTGCTCCATTCTGGAAGGCCAGAATAATCGCCAGTTTCAAATTTGCCTAAGTCGGCATTATTAAACATCTCTTGCGCGTCTCTGCGTTGTTGGAAATTGTTTGATCTGTCACTTGTGTCAAGTAAGTTACCTCTGTGTTTAAGCGGCATGCTCTTGCCACCATCCACAGTATTAAACTGAGCCATTAATTCAGCGCCCGCACTTGTATTAGGAGCAATGTATGTCTCCACATCGCTGCGAAATGATTGGAAATCGCTTCGCTCACTGCCGCCCCTAGTGCCATGCAGGCCATCACTATCAAAACCCAACTCACTCGCTCTAGCCATTCTGGCATTCTCGGACATATCTAGCGGCGTATTGTTAAACATGTATTGCGGGTCAGCCGCTGCCATCATGTCGTTTGTAACTTCGTTG